CATCCTTAGACCCAGGTGTTATCCTATGTCCAATCTCTTCTAAAGCTTGCTTTACCGTCATATAATTATACAACGGTGCATACTTATCACTCACAGACTCTATTTTGTCATCGCCGAAGCTAACTATGTTAACATTTTCTCTAAATTCCTGGATATCAGTATTTTTTACCGTTTTTATCCAAGCATAAAAAGATAATATATCGTTAGCTATACAATTAACTATCGTAGTGAGAAACTCACCACTTTTATTTCCACGATCAGTTTTATAAACTGTATCATAGTCAACAACATATGTCTCAATACTCTCTCGCATTAATACTTCTCGTGCATTATCCCAAGGATCGGGTGCACAATTCTGTATCACTCTTCGCATTATATTGAAAACACTTTCCATTAATTCTTTATGTAAATATTTGTCATAATTTTCAAAATCTACATCGAAATAATTGGGATGTTGCAACATGTGATTTCCTATCACTCCCCAAGCTGTCGAATGGGGATCTGTCCCTACTGCATGATTCATTGTTACATAACCACGAGTAAAAGTTTCTTTAAAATTACCAAACAACGCTGAATCAGCGATAATTTTATCTACACTTATACAGTGATATACTCTTACTTTTGCAATTGGGACGCATTTCTTTTTGACTAACGCATCTTTGACTTTTGAATTACTAAAACTTAAAACCCTATTTCCTTTCTTTGCTTCATTTAATTTATAAACAACTCGATCTCGCAAATTGCGACCCAAATCATCCTCCTTAAACGAAACTTCTCCAGTTATAGGATGTACATTCAGATAATTACTCTTCTTTACATTTCCAGTCATTGTCCAAGGTAAACCTGCACTTTTGTTAGTCGTCATATTCGTTACAAATATGTTGTTTCTCTGACCATTTAAAGCCATATGCAATAAATTATCGATATTAGTAGGAGTCTCTTTCAACACCCCATACATTTTCGTCGACATTTCATTTACAAATTGCTCTTCAATGATCTCTAAGATGCTTTTATCAATATTTGGAAGATACTGACACATCTTAGAGTTCTGTTCCATTAACAGTGAAGGTTGCCCTTCTTGATTCACTTTAACAGGAGAAGTTATTCTGTCATCTCTAGCATCCAATGGAGACGGTTCCAGTTGTTCTTCAAACAAGTCACTCCATGGACTCTGATGCCAATGAGATAAAGTTGATTTTGAAACTGGAGGACAATTGCGAATAAATCTACCCACAAAAGTTGCTCCAGGACCGTCTGGCATATCTTTGGGTTCTCCCTTCAGAATTAATTTCTCCCACGGATCTTCTCCATTGCGAGTTTCAATTACTTCCTCTATTATCAA